CGGCCCCTGGACGACCTACCTGAATGGAGGGACGGCGGTCTTGTGGCCCAGCCCGACTACTTTGACGATCTGGATGCATTCCTTCGGAGATAATCATGCCGCTCAAGAAATCCGCCAGTAAGAAGGCCGTCTCGGAGAATATCAAGACGGAGATGAAGGCTGGTAAGCCTCAGAAACAAGCGGTGGCTATCGCTTTGGAAGTTCAACGTCGGGCCAAGAAGAAAGGAAAGAAATGATGGATGAAGATGATCTGATTCTGGAAGAGGATGGCTCGGTCATCATCGAAGACCTGATGAGTGTAGAGGTGAGCGAGTCAGACTTCTTCGAGAACCTGGCCGAGAAGCTACCGGAGAGTGTGCTTACGCTGGAGGGGGGAAGTCTCCACGAGTCCCTGATTCAAGACAAAGATGCCCGCAAAAAGAGGGATGAGCAATATGAAGAAGGACTCCGTCGCACTGGCCTGGGGAACGACGCTCCGGGGGGTGCAGAGTTTGATGGCGCCTCTCGCGCGGTTCACCCTGTGCTGGCAGAGGCCTGCGTGGATTTTTCAAGCCGAGCTGTTCGGGAGCTGTTCCCCGCACAGGGCCCAGTAAAGACCTCGGTCATCGGGGAAGCCTCGCCGGAGAAGCTCGAGCGAGCCGAGCGCAAGCGTCGCTTCATGAACTGGCAGCTCACGACCCAAATTGGGGAATACCGCTCTGAGCTGGAGCAACTGCTCACTCAGCTCCCCATGGGGGGCAGCCAATACCAGAAGTTCTGGTATGATGAGAAGCTGGGGCGTCCTCGGACCGAGTTCATTCCGATCGACGACATCTTCCTGCCATTCTCGGCGACCGACTTCTACACCACTCCCCGACTCACGCATCGGCAGTACCTCACTCGCCACGAGTTCCGGAGCCGAGTGAAGGCCGGACTGTATCGGGACGTCTTCATTCCTGAGGTCTCAGGTTACCCGGAGCAGTCGGCCTCCGCTCAGGCCAACGACAAGATCGAGGGTCGAGAGGAAGACGGCTATAACGAAGATGGTCTTCGCGAGATCTTCGAAATTCAGACTTATCTGGAACTGGAGGACGACCCTCTGACTCAAGGCGAGTTGGCTCCGTACATTATCACGATCGACTCCGATACCGAGAAGGTCCTGAGCATCTACCGTAACTGGAAAGAGACGGACTCCCGTCGTCGTAAGCTCGACTGGATCGTCGAATGGAAGTTCATCCCCTGGCGTGGCGCTTACGCGATCGGATTACCGCATCTAATTGGGGGACTCTCAGCCGCGCTAACGGGCGCGCTTCGTGCGCTGCTGGATTCGGCCCACATAAATAACGCCGCTTCCATGCTCAAGCTCAAGAGTGGTCGGGTGGTGGGCCAAAATGCGCAGGTTAGCGTGACTCAGGTTACCGAGATCGAGGGTCCAGCGGGCATCGACGACATTCGAAAGCTGGCGATGCCGATGCCATTCAATCCGCCGAGCCCAGTGCTCATGGAGCTGATGAACAACCTGTACGGGTTGGCGAAAGGGGTGGTGGCCACCAGCAATGAGGCCCTGCAGAATGTGGGTGACCGGACGCCGGTCGGGACTACCATGGCGCTCATTGAGCAGGGCGCTCCCACCTACTCGGCGATCCATGCCCGACTTCATCATAGCCAGGCCAAGGCTCTCGAGATCCTTCAGCGAATCAACGCTGACTTCCTGAACCCCGAGCAGATCGCCGAGGACCTGGGTGAACCCCTGGTCTCTCCTGAGGACTTCCTGGGCACGATGGATGTGCTCCCGGTTAGCGATCCCACCATCTTCTCGGAGTCTCAGCGGTACGCCCAGATCCAATCCATCATCCAGATGGCGCAGGACCAGACCGTTCCGTGGAACAAGCTGAACGTCTATCGTCGAGCCCTGAAGCAGATGCGGGTCGAGGCGGTCGACGAACTGCTGCCAGCGCCCAAGGAGCCCCTGACGGCGGACCCTCTGTCGGAGAATTTTTCGGCAATCCAGGAGGGTCAGCCCATCAAGGTCGGGGCTGATCAGGACCATCTGGCTCACGCTCGTGACCATCTGGCCTACCTGTCGGCCCCCTGGATCCTGGCCAATCCGCTGATACCGCCTCAGCCTCTGCTGGCTATTCTTCAACATGCGAATCAGCATCTGTTGTTCTATTACTCCCAGCAGCTGGCATTCGCCGCCGAGCAGCTGTCGGTTAATGGGATTCCCCCCAGTCAGGCGGTCCTTCAGGCTCAGCAGATGGCCGGACCCCAATGGGCGAGTGAGATCGGGCCCCTGATGCAGCAGATCCAGCAGATGCAGCAGGCACTTCAGCAGCGTATGCCTCCCCCGCAGCTACCTCCTGAGGTTCAGGCGAGCATTCAGATCGCTCAAATGGATACTCAGCGAAAGGCTCAGGCGGACCAGGCCAACGTCCAGCTCCGTCAAGCGCAACAGGCGGCGGATCAACAGGAGAGTCAAGTTATGTTGGCCCTCAAGCAGCAACAGGCTCAATTCGATCAGTTCATCTCTCAACAGGAGCTTCAGTTGAAGCACCTGGAGCAGCAGGTTGAGCTGATGAAGAATGACGCCGATAACCGCCAGAAGCAGTTGACGGAGTTGCTGAAGAACAAGGACGACAATGATACCCAACTGATCATCAAGTCTCAAGAGGGCGACCGAGCTCTGGTAGAGAGTGTGCTTCAATCGAAACTGGCTAGTGACAACTCACTCGATAAGGGGTAAAATCATGATCAATCAGCACAAGGAACTGGCAATGGGCAAGAAGACTCAGCAGGAGAAGGCCCCGCCCAAGAAGAAGCCCGTGGACAACGGCGGCTGCGGTTGTGGCGGAATGGTCAAGAAAGGGAAGAAGAAGTGATCCAAGACCAGGTCTTCAATAGCCTCCTGATGTCGCTTCGAGAGAGCGAGTCCGAGGTGTTGGAGGCCCTGGGCTCGAAGGCTTTTGAGTCCCTGTACGAGTTGGGGTTGGCTCAGGGTCGACTTCGGGGGCTGAAGGAAGCCCGATCAATCCTGACCAACGCCTTGGAAGAATTCGATAAGTAATCCATCCACACTCGCCGGCCAGCGAGGAAGCGACACCCAGACGCTTCATGTGGATGGACCACATCTGGGAAGGAGAATCGTATGATTCCGGCATCGCAACTTCAAGACGCGTTTCCCGAGGTCAACCCGGGGGTTCATCCCCTGGGGACTCGTATTCTGGTGCAACTCCGCACCGTCCGAACCAAGACGGCCTCCGGCCTGATTTTGGTGGATGACACCAAGCAGTTCAACAAAGTCACCACTCAACTGGGCAAGGTCATCTCCACTGGGCCTATCGCATTTCGCAACCGCTCCACGGGCGAAACCTGGCCGGAAGGCGTGTGGGCCGAGCCCGGTCACCTGGTTCGCATTCCGAAATACGGCGGCGACCGCTTCGAACGAAAGATTCCCGGAACCGATGACACGGCCCTGTTCTGCCTGTTCTCGGACCACGAAATCATCGCCCGGGTCGATCCCGAGGCCTTCGAAGAACTGGACGAGATCCTCTGACATGGACGAGCAAATGGATTTTAGCGATGCCCTTCGGGCGCTGAAAGCTGGCGAAAAGGTTGCCCGGTCGGGGTGGAATGGGAAGGGCATGTGGTTGTCCCTTTCTTGTGAAGGGGGTTCGTTCGCAAGGGCCAGAAGCGTTCCTTCCCAAGCCTTCTGGTCGGAAAACAACCGCCGATATGCGGAGGAAAATGGCGGCCATGCGACTGTCCTGCCCTGCATCACGATGAAGACCGCAACCGGCGAGATCCTCATGGGTTGGCTGGCCTCACAGACCGACATGCTGGCTGAAGACTGGGAGATCGTGCGATGACCGACGATGACATTGAACAGGAAATCCGCGCCAAGGGGCTGACCGCGCCGCGTGTGACGCCGGATGACATCGAGGCGAACATCGCCGGGGAGGTCTACTTCACGGCGGCAGACGGCTATCGCAGCAGTCCGTGCTACGACCCTAATGGCCACGCGCACGAGCCGCTGCCGGCCCCTGCGCCGCTGGAGCTGCTGACCTTCTGCGTCCTCGTGCTGCGCAACGGCTTCACCGTGACCGGCGAATCGGCCTGCGCCAGCCCGGAGAACTTCGACGCCGAGCTCGGTCGCAAGATCGCCCGCCACAACGCCGCCCAGAAAATCTGGCCGCTGATGGGCTACGCACTGAAAGAGCAACTTAACAAGGAGTAACCAAAGATGGCTGATCAAGACATCGAACTGGATCTGGAAACCGGCGAGGAAGTACATCGGGAAGCCTCTCTGGAGGGTCAGGAGGAAGAACATCCCAAGTCGGCTGACGATCGTGGGGATTCTGGCGAGGACTCTGGCGAGGACGCCGGGGGTGATGACGACGACTCGGGCGAAGATGCCGGAGGCACCGATGAAGAACGCGAAGCGATTCGCGAACGTCGCCGGAAGGAACGCCAGCACCGCAAACAGGCCCAACGCGAACGCGAAGAAACCCTGCGTCGTGAACTGCAGGCCCGGGACTCGATCATCAACGAGCTGAGGGCCAAGGTCGAGGGCATCGAGCGTCGGGGCACTTCGTCTGAGCTGGCCCAGATCGAGAACGCTAAGAAGCAGACGGCTCAGGAATAC